TTATGTATTGCTTTGAGATAAAGCTTCTTCAAGTGGCATATTATATATATTATCTATCAGATTCTTTACGCGCATAAGAACATCATTTGGTAAATTGAAAATTTCATAAATATTTTTATTATTAAAAAGATGTTGCTCATAAGGTGCAAAGAGTGATGTTAAGTCAGATAATAAATTGGCACATAAATATTTATCGTTTAGCAGGATAACAAGTAAAAGCAATATAGAAAGCAAATCGCACTGAGCTAATCCATTATTGTATTCTTCAGAGGATACAGCGTAATGAGATAATTCTAATAATTGATTTTTTGGAAGCACAGGTAAGCCGGATATATTAAATGTTCGGTTTCCGTGTGCAATTTTATTTCTATATTCACGAGCTAATAATAATGCCTGGCGTAAAAATTCTTTTCTTTCGTCCATAGAGAGTGTTTCGGAAGAAATAAAAGCACTACATACATAGCTTTTTTCTGCATTTTTTAATATAGAATACCATTCAATCGTTAATCCAAATGGAATATTATAGGTTAATATCCATGGAGGAATATGATTCTTAGTGTTTATATAATGTTCAATAATATTATTATGATGGTTTTCAATTATACAATTCTTCAATTTTTTAACTATATCAATTCTTTTTCCAGTCGAAGAACTGTAATTTTTATAATATAAATAATCATTAGAATCTGTGCAAGATATATCATTTTTATCTGTATAAACACCAAATGATTGAGATACTATGTAAGATACTTTAGATTTTAATGATCGTTCTAAATATAGAATATATTTAAAAATTATATTATTAAGGCTAACATCAAGCTGATTAATAGTATAAAGTTCTTCGAATTTTGTACCTTCGATAAAGTCATCGGTTCCTTTTACCTGTAAAAATGTGTTTTTATATCCGTTAATTAAACTGTAATAAGATAAATTAGATAAAGCATTTTTAGCAAACTCTTTATCATTGATGATAATATTTCTTTTTTCCATCAAAGAAAGCATTTCATCATATGTTTTAAATGGTTTATCATATTCTGTATTCATAAAAGAAAAAATCCCCCTTTCCATACAAATGGTAAGAGGGATTTTCGCCAGTCATTTAACAACGACCATTTCTGTTTGAAGATATCTTACCATTTGGCATATAAATTGTCAAGAACTAAAATGTTTTTACAATGTCACCTATACGAATTGCATTATCTTCAGTTTTGATTTTATTTATAATGCTAGGATCTATATTGAGCTTTTTTCTTTTAGTTGAAGATTCTAAAAGAGGTGATAGAGCTAAATGATTATAAAGTGCAGTATATTTATCAGTTACAGATGGGAGTGCTTCACATACTGAAAAATTATTATATACTTCAGTAACACAAAGTTTTCCTTTACATATATCGTATCTGCCAATAATATTACCTTTTAAATCTTTTACAGCGTTGTTTTTTTCATATATATAGACCATATCATTTTTATTAACAATATTATTGCCTAAATCAATGATAACGCTATACTCATCAATTATTTTAATAATATGTCCAATTTGTTCTTTTTCACTCATAGTAATACCTCCTAATCATAGTGTTAATCTGTAGCCTGCATATATTCTTCTATAATGTATAAAGTAGGTATAAAGCCAATAAAATAATTATCTAATTTAGCATACACCCCATACTTTGAGCGGTAGTACTCAATGGCTTCTAGCAGAAATTCTTCCGTTACATCAAGATATTCAGCCATTTCGTGAATAGATTTACAATTGGCTTTATAGCAATCAATTAGACCTCTTAAGCCTATTTGTTTGTTATAAGCCCATAGGCGGGCTCTTAATTCCTGCTTTCTGTTAGAAGTATTTGACATATCTAATATGTTGCCAGTGGAAGTGTAGAAGTGTCCAAGTTCCTCAGCAAGGACACAGGCTTTTTCTTTCTGTGTAGGTAAGTCATTTTTGATAGCAATACGATTTCCTTTAATTCTTCCTGCGTTAGCGAGCAGAGGTTTTTCTTTTGTAATCAAATTATTGCTATCAGCTTCAATAAGTAATTCCTCGTAATTCAAATTTATCCCCTCTTTTATTTAGAAATTCTCATCATTCATAATATCGTCATCGTTAGCATTCTCTTCGCTGGTTGCGTTTTTAAGAGAATGAGCTGCATCTAATAAATTAGTATCCTGATTATATAAAGGAATATATGTTAGTTCTTCAACACGTTTAGTTGCTTCCTTTTTGCCAAGGTCATTGAGTACGTTATAATATTGAAGTATTGCAGGCGTTTCATCATCTTGCTTTTTTTCCTCAATTAGGTCTGATTTGTTAATATGGAAATAATCAGCTAAAGCTTGGACTTTTCCCATTCTAGGAATGGCAATTCCTTTGCACCAAGTATTAAAAGTTTGCGGTGATACACCGATACTTTTTGCTATTTCTAATTGTGTCTTACCTCGTTGTTCAATATACGAGTTTAAATTTTTTGTGAAAATTTTTTTTTGAACGTCATCACTCATTTAATCGCCTCCTAGTCTCTTATAAATACATAATATAATTAAATTTTATAATAGTCAACTGAAAAACAAAAAAAATTTGATTTAAGTATTGACATCAAATTAAATTTGATATACAATACAATCATCAAAGGAAAGGAGAAAAACGAAATGTCTAAGAAAAAGAAAGCAAAGAAAAAGCTGTCTACTAAAGACATAATTGAATTAATCATAAAAGCCGTTATCGCCATAGCTGCTTTAATTCAAGCAATTAAGTCTTAATAAGTAGACAGCAGAGGGGAGGGGTGAAAGCCCCAAACCCTTTGCATAATCTTAGCATAGCGTTTTAAATAAAGCAATGAAAAATATAAACAATGTAACAATTATGCTTGTACTTCTTCTTATAATGGCTCAGCTTGGAAACTGGGAAATTGCTTGGAAAATTATAGTTGGAACTTGTGCGGCATATGATTTGATATTGATTATATTGAAATTGTATAGTCATAACAAATAATGGACATAGCTGACCTAACGGCTATACGGGGAAGAAAGGAGTATATAAAAGCAAATGGAAAAATTACAAATTAGTCTGGCAGCAGCTAGGGTTAATGCTGGTCTAACACAAGATGATGTATCTAAGAATATGAAAATTTCAAAAAATACATTGGTTAATTGGGAAAAAGGTCTGTCAGAGCCAACAATAACACAGGGTAGGAGACTATCAGAATTATACAAGATACCATTAGATAATATTTTTTTACCTAATAAATCAAATTAAATTTGATAAGACATAACAAGGAGGTAAGAGATTGAGTGTATTGATACCACTAGTGATTTTATATGTATTAGCGGGTATATGTATTTTCATAATGAAAAAAATACAGCACGATAACAAAGTGTATTTCTTATATGTTGTATGGACTGTATTGGTGTGTATAGCAATTACAATTTTTGTAGTTACTTACGGATATTGTAAATAGGGAGGTGCATAGAGATGACTTTGTTACTTATGGCTACAACACTAATATGTGCAATAGGTTGGATAAAGAACAGAATAGATAAACTGATATTATCGAATTACTTGATAAGAAAAAACATTCACCCAACTAACAAAGAGTTAGATGAATGTTCAAGATTTGTTATTAACAAGATATTTCATATTAAGTAATAGAACAGGGAGGTAAGAGTGTGAAGACACAATCAATAACGGAGCTTCCAGATAAATTAGAAAGTTTGTATGTAGATGCACAGAATAAGATATTTCTACTTAATGGAAAGCCAATAGGAGCAGGAATAGAGTTTATACAGATTAATTTTGATGGAACTAAGTGGGGAGTAACTATGGAATGTGCGGCAAAAGTGATGAAAGAAATCGGCACATATAGCAAGGATGGAGAAAAACTCAGCTAGTATCAAAAGATACTAGCTGAATAAATTAAATGATATTTGAAGTTATGTTTGCTAAAAAATTAATAACCTCACTTAAATTGGATTTGAAGCGATTTTCCATAGTATATATAAAAGTTGGTTCAAGCGTTATATTGCCTAAGATATCTTCAGTTATATACTTATGATTTTTCATTTCTTCAATACAATAGCTAATATCATCATCAGAAAAATCAGGAAAATTAGAGGATGATAGGTTATTAAATTCAACAGCGATTGTTCTAGGAATATCTGATTTGATACGTTGTAAGTAATTTTTATAAAGAACAACAGCAAATTTAGTGGTTATTTTTGTAAGTTCCATAAAAAACTCTCCCTTCTTAAAACTAGGTGCTGCAACACCAGTAATTAAAGTATAGGAGTTAAGAAAGGATTAGGCAAGTAGCAATAGGTAGGAGGTGTAAGAGTGAAATATGTTTCAGAAAGAATAGTAAACATAAGAGATTTAAAAGACATAGTTCAGAAATCCAGATTAGATACATTAGGGATTTTAGAGGAATGTAAAAAGAAAGAGCCTTCCATAAAGGATATAGAAGGCTACGCAAAACAATTGGAAGCTAGACTTTATATGGCTGAAAATTTTGATTTTTTGATAGAAAGAGCAACAACAGTAGATAAAAGTTAAGAAGAGAATTTTTGAGGAGGTGAGACAGTGTTCTTAGATTACAAAGAAATAAAAGAATTTATAGAACACAAAGGTTATAAACAGTCAGTAATTGCCAAAAAGATTGGAATGTCAAGTGTAAAGCTGAACCAGATACTAAGCGGTAATCGCAAATGTGAAGCTGGGGAATATGCTGGAATATGTAAAGCATTAGATGTTCCATATGAAAAATTTATAAAAGAAGGCTGATTTGTATTTAATTCAAATCAGCCCAGCACCTGGATTAAAGGGATTTTTCTAAGTGATAAGTGAAGCCACTAGGATTGTTTGGAAAAAAAGATAGGGCAACAATCTTATAACCTAATTTAATCCATTTATCAGCAAGGTGCTTAGAGTAAGCAAGTCTTTTCAAGATAACACCGCCTTTCGCTTTGTTATAGATAGACAAGTTACATATCTATGATAAATGGTGTTATATCGAAAAGTAATATAAATATTATTAAAAACGATATTTAAGGAAGTGATATAAGATGCACAAAACTAGCTATTCACATAATTTTAACCATTTTACAGGAAAGAAATCGAAAATAAGAAAATGGAAAAAGGACAAGAGCAAAGTTAAACATAAGCACATTAATAAATACTTGGAGGTAAAGAAATGAATATAACAGCAATAGCAATAACAACTATTATCTGCATTGCATTGACGTCTATATGCAATGATGGAAAGAGAAAATAAGAAAAGGCAGGGACAACATTAATAACAGGCTGTCCACATTGTAGTTGATCATTCTGCGATTAAAAAGTAATTAAGACAATCAGTGTTGGCATATAAGAAAGTAACCAAACAAGAGGTGAAGCGTATGAACATAGTAATAAAGATTATGGAAGGCGACAAGATAATAGAACATAAGTCACTGTCTACAGAACAGAAAAAAGAATATGGACAGAAGTTAAATGAGCAGGCATTAGCTGCGGCAGGTTATGTTAGAAAGGAGTAATGGCGTGTTATATGCACAGGCACAAGAGCACTTTGAGAAAGAGCAAAGAGACACGAACTGGATAACATCTTTTGTGGCAGTTCCGTATAATAACCTGTATGACAGATTATTCAGGCTGGCAGAAGAGTATGGAAAGATAAAGGCGGAAGTCTATATAGATAAAACAATAACAGACACTATATATGTAAAAGTAAGCAAAGTATAGATGAATAATAGAAAAAGAGCTGGTACAAGGAATACCGGCTCTTTCTCAAAACACATATAGATAAATCTCATATTTATTATATGTGTAAGTTCACTGAAAGTCAAGCGGGCGCAGGCTCGTCTTTGTAACTTTATAAATATATTAAAGTTAGGACATTTAAGGAGACAGGTATGGCTTACAGAAAAGATGTATGGCACTTCCCTGGCTCTAATGAGTATGAGTACAAATTTATTGGTAATTATGGAGCTAAGGGCGAGAAACGCCATAAAAGACAGAAAGCAACACAGGAGCAGATTAGAAAGCAGAACCAGAGAAATAAAGAAAAGAGAGTAAGAAGATTAATAAAAGCAAACTTTAAGGAGGGAGATCTATGGACAACACTAAAGTATCCGAAGGGAACAAGGAAAAGCATCGACGAAGTAAGGAAAGACCTTAACAGCTTCTTAAGAAGTCTCAGGACAAGATATAAGAGTATTGATGAGATTGTGAAGTATATATACAGAATTGAGGTAGGAGCACTCGGAGGTGTGCATATACATATCCTTATAAACAGGGTTACAGGTGCAGATAAGATTATAACAAAGTGCTGGGAAAGGTTTGGACACGTTAACTATCAGAACATATATGAAACTGGCGGATATGCAGATCTGGCTGAATATATCGTTAAACAGCCGGAAGAAAATACGGAAGAATATGAACAGCTTAATATGTTCAGCGTACAGGAACAGAAAGAACTTGTTAAGTATTCCTGTTCAAGGAATTTGGTACGTCCTGAGCCAGAACGCACTGATTACAGCAGAAGGACGATGAGAAAGATTATAGAAAATGGTCCGGAGCCGACACCAGGATATTTTATAGATCCATTGTCGATAGTAATGGGGACAAACCCTTATACAGGAATGAATTATCTGCATTATACAGAGTACAAGCTATTACGATTACAGGATGACCCATAAGGAGGAGCAATGAGACAGGTAAACATATATACAGCAACAACCTTTAAGGGACTAAATGTACAGAATGGCATTATAGGCTACATATTGGAGCTTGTAACAGACACGGAGCCGATAACACTGGACAGCACAGAACTGCTGCACGATATGAAGCCTAATAGGGCAGAACTAATAGCAGTTATTAAAGCACTACAACGGATGAAAGAAAAATGTGAACTGGTTATATATACAGAGTCTCCTTATGTGGCAAATGCTTTTAATGCTGGCTGGCCAGACAAGTGGAAGCAGAATAATTATAAAACAGCAAAAGGCGGTGATGTGGCAAACGCAGATGAATGGATAAAGCTGGATGAACTGCTTGCAGGACATAAGTATGAATTTCGCCTGCAAGAGGAACATTCATACAGAAACTGGTTAAAAGGACATATAGAAAAAGTAAAGGAGTATGAAGATGTTTGATATATTCGGAGAGTTTAACAGTGCAGAAGAAGTAAACGAAGCGGCAGCAGCACAATTACAGGAAGGTGATACTGATGCAGTTATGACAATAGCAAGAGAAAATGGCATAGATGAAGATGATGCGCAGGACTATATAGATGGAATGGTGGATAAATTATGTTCTCCGCTTATGGCCGCATTTGGAAAAATAGAGGTTGAGACAGAGGAGCTACAGCCTAAAGAGATAATAGAAGACTGGGTTACCTACATAAAAAAGAGGTGTACAGAGTGCGAAGATATGGCTGTGGCGGTAAGAACAAAAGGTAAGAGCATTAAAGGCTGTATAGCGGCACTTCTAAAATGGAGTTTCACCAATTCGTATGATGTAGACAAAAATATAGTAAAACAGGCGGGCATAAGAAATAGCAATGTAAAAATGGGTATCCCCGGAATGGCAACAGCGTACAGGCTTATAGATGAATATTATCTTGGAGGCAGCAGATAGTGAAAAAGCAGAAAATATTAGCATATGAAGGCAGAATACCTGTATCAGATAGAGAACTGACAGCAGCTGTTATTGATATTGATAATAAAAAGCATCTGATAATAGACCTTTATATCGCTAGGACAATAAAGTACAGAATGGCAGTGAATGACAAAGAATATGCACATTTTAATTATGAAAATCAAAAATGGGACTGTATATCAACTTGCTGGAACAGGCCATATTCAGGAGAGTTGAGTAAAGCTAGTATAGACAGAGTGGATAAGCAGTTATTAAAAGAATGGTATGCAAAGGAAATACCTGCTGGCTGGGATAACGAAGATTTAATCTATGCAATAGAGCAGAAAGCATTTGATATTAAAACATCAGAAAGAATGTTAAAAGAAGAAAATGAAAAAGAAAAGTTATTTGCTATTATGCCTCAAAAACCAAAGTTCTTAGATGAAACTATTAACAGGTACATAGAAGCTGGAAATATTATTTATTACAAGCGCAATGGTAGTTATGCAGATTATTATTGCTGTCAGTGTGGAGAAAAATTTACAAGGCGAATAAAAGCCACAGAAGCTTATGCAGGTCCTTCGGTGGATATTGTGCCACGAAGATATCAATCAAAAGAGTGTCCAAAATGCAAAAGAAAAGGGACACTGCTTAACTGGGGGCGTGCAAAGATTACAAAACAGGAATTTGAAGTGCTTTTGTATCAGGTGGCAGAAGATGAAACGCTTGTAATAAGAGCCTACGCAGTAAGAGCAGTACGAAGCCCAGGCAGTGTATTAACTAAAAAGATATGGGAGTATGGCAGGGAGTTCTTAAGAAGAGATTATGAGAGGATATATGACAATAGCTGTAATACAGGAAAATGGTGGAAGAGTAAAAAGCTTGACATATACAGGTCAGGCAAGCTGTGTGAAGTTAATTACAGTGAGGCAGTTGAAAAAAGTGATTTAAGATACATCCCAGCAACAGCATATAAGCTTATAAGTGAGGTAGGTGCAAGAGAGGAAAGGCATATACTGGCCAGATATGATACTCTTACTGCTTATGCACACGCACCGCAGATAGAGCAGTTATACAAAATAGGCCTTATGCAGATATGCAGGAGGTTAGTTTTTGCGAATGGACAAACAAGAGATATTAATAAAAAAGCAAAAACAGCCGCAGGAATTTTAAGAATAACAACTGAACAGTTAAGGTATTTAAGAGAGTCCGAACAGGAACTGCTTGCATTAAGCGTAATTAAAATTATGAATTACAGAAAAATACCATTTACACAGCATAATGCAGAGATTGTTACAAGATTGTATATAGCTGCACCTACGGAAGATAAGCTAAAGCACATTTTAAAGTACCAAAGCCCTGAAAAGCTATTGAACTATCTTAATAAGAATATACCAGAACACGCCATTCTGGCAGATGCTATTACAGAATATGATGATTACTTAAGAGCGAGGGAAGCTAATGGAGATGATCTTAGCAATACAGTGTATTTAAGACCGAGAGAACTTCACAAAACATACATAGAGTTAAGAGAGAAGATGGAACGTGCAAAGAGTGCCAAATACATTAAACAGATGAATGAGAAATATGCAAGGATAAAGGTTAATTCAGCGAAAGTTACAACAAAATATACCTGGCAGCAGTCGGGACTGCTTATAAGACCAGCAAGAGATGCAGGAGAAGTTGTTATGGAAGGACGTATTTTACATCATTGTGTGGGTGATGACCATCAGAGGTATTTAAGCAACTATAACCAGAATAAAGCAATAATACTTGTAATAAGGCACGAAAATGAGCCAGATAAACCATATATTACAGTGGAATATGAAAATAACAAGGTACAGCAGTGGTATGGAATAAGGGATACCAAGCCAGACAAAGAGACAATAGACAGCTTCTTAAAGGCTTATGTAGCTCACATTGCAGGAAAGGCAGGGAAAGCAGGATGAATGAATTAGAAGAAATTAGGAATTATGATGAATATAAGACGGCACTTGATAAGCAGATGAAAGAAACTGCTGAGGGGTTCGTAAGAATTGGCTATCTGTTAAAGCTGGCAAGAGATACAGATATTCTAAAATGGTCTGCATATACTAACGTAATCGAATTTGCCAGGGTGGAGTATGGTCTGGACAAGACAATGGTATCACGTTTTATAAGCATTAATGACAGGTTCTCGGAAAATGGCAACAGTCCAGTGCTTAAGACGTCATATAAAGGTTTTGGGTATGCCAAGCTTGTTATTATGCTCCAGCTTCCGGATGAACTTAATGAGGAGCTTACGCCAGAGTATTCCAAGAGGGAAATACAGACACTTAAAGAGGAACTTGATGAGGAAAAGAAAATAAGTGATCTGGAAGTATATGCTGAGGGCACAGATACCGAAAAGACAGAGCTTGAGCAGATTATATACAAAATATGTGAAGAGAATATAGAGGTATATGAGAGCATATATAATGCAGTTACGCACGAGAAATTAAATGCTGACAACATTGTAGATATATTCGCACCTGCGGGAGATATGATTTATTCAGTTCGAATACAGGGAGCAGGAAGAAAAGCAGTTTCTTTCAAGCAGGGAGAAGATATAGCAGTTGTAAGCCTTAGGACATCAGAGAAGGATACATACAATCCACAGGAAGTATACATTGCCACAATGAACATAGCAGGCAGGAACATAATAAATAGTGAGGCTGATGCCAAGACAGTATGGCAGCAGATATATGCTAAAGAATATCCTAAGAAAAAACCCCTAGTTGCACCGGTGCAACACAGTTCCAAAGCTGATATAAAAAGGTCAGAAAAGAAAACAAAGGTTGTAAAGGCAAAGCAGGAGGAGATACACGATATAGAAAAGACAGTTCCAAAAGCATCTCCTATAGAGACACAGGAGCCTGAAAAGCCGATAAAGACAGAAGCTGAGCCTGTAGATGAGCAGGTTGAAGGACAGAAGAATATTGCAGATTATCCTGATGTTATGCCAGTAGAACGTGTTGAGGGGACAGTTGAGTCTCTCACATCAGAAGCTGATATAAAGAACAATATTGTAACTGCGGCATCAAATATTAAATTCACATTGGAAGCTAACAGTTATATTACAGACAACATTATAGACAGGCTTATAGCATTAGCAGAAAACATAAAGACAGAGCTTGAACAGCTAAAAGGAGGCAGCAGATGAAAGTATATATAAGTTTACCAGTAACAGGAACATCCGACTATAAGGAGAGAGCAGAGGCAATCGAAAAAGTTCTTACAGAGCAGGGACATACAGTAATTAACCCAGTAAAGGTGTGTGAGAACCTTCCCAAGGATACAACACACAAAGAAATTATGAATATATGTATTTCTATGCTTGATATGTGTGATGTGGCAGTATTTGCACCAGGGTGGGAACATTCAACAGGCTGTACGCTTGAGATGTGCAGGGCAATGAATAATAGAATTACAATTGGTTTTGTAGGAGAGTTAGAAGAGAAATGGGAAAATCAAAACAGGCAAGAGCACACGAATTTACAGAAAAAGCAAGAAAGGAAATCTATGCAAGAGACTTCGGCCAGTGTATTTTCTGCATTAAGAAATACAATATGCAGGGTTCAACGTGGTATTCACAGCAAATACTAAGCGTTATGCACTATATACCAAGGTCAGCAGGCGGCTTAGGAATACCGCAGAATGGAGCTATAGGATGTCAGTTTCACCATAATATGTTAGACAATGGAAATCAAGGAAAGAGAAAGGAGATGTTGGAGATATTCAGACAGTATTTGCAGGAGCTTTATACGGAATGGAATGAGGATGAGCTTGTATACAGAAAATGGTAAAAGGGGAGGCGATTCATAATGTTAACATTGCCAATCAAGAAAAAATGGTTTGATATGATTGCTTCAGGTGAGAAGAAAGAAGAATATAGAGAAATAAAAGAATATTATGAAACACGTTTTCAGAATCTTTTTGGTGCGATAACAATATACCCATCAAGTATTTTTAGCGAAAGATATGAGTATGAATTGCTACAAGGCAATGACGTTCCAGAGGAAATAAGACAAGATAGAGTACAAGAGATAATTTTTCGTAATGGATATTCTAAGAATTCTCCTCAGCTTAAATGTAAATGCATATTACGACTAGGAAAGGGTAAAGAAGAATGGGGAGCTGAAAAAGGAAAAGTATATTATATAATTGAAATTTTGGAAAAAGAAAAGTTTGATAAAGAGAGTAGTATGAAACAATGATAGGCCAGTTAAAGTTTGAAGAGTGTATGACATTTAAAGAAAAAATGGAAGCACAAGGGTGGCATAATTGCTATGATGCAGAACCAGATAAGCCAGGAATATATCAGATATACAGACGGAACGGAAGTAAAGGAAAGGCATATTACAAAGGCAATCATATATGGCAGCAGTTAACTAATAATGGCTGGGATTTTACTTGGTGGAGAGAGATGAAAGGAAGTGATTATATTGAAAGAAGTTAAACATTACATATGTGAGATATGTGGAACAGAATACAATGATAAAACCAGAGCACAGCATTGTGAAAAGGGACATTGTAAGCCATTGGAAATAATAAAGGAACGTTATTTAAGTGTAGGTAATAACGCTAAGGGATATCCATTGGAAATAATAGTAAAAATGGCTGATGGTACAGAACAGAAATACAAGAGATAAAAGAAAAATAGAACTATTAACAAATATTTATTCAATACAAAATAATATCACACAAAAAAAGAGAAGCTGATAGCCTAATTCCAATTACCACGCTGTCAGCTTCCTTTCTCAAAAACAGAACATATGTATTGTATCATAGAGATATATATTGTGCAAGAAAATTATAAAAATGAGAAGGGAAGTAAAGAGATATGGCAGCAGATATTAGGGAAGCGTTAATACAGTATTGTGACATAAAACAGGAATATGATTACATAAGAACAAGAAGAGATAAGTTAATAAGAGAGATTGAGAAAATGGAAAAGGAGCAAATGAGTGTAATTGATTCTGTTACAGGTGGGGATGGAGGTATACAGCATTATAAGATAGAGGGATATCCATATCCTGAGTATAGCAGGAAGAGGACATTGCTTATAGCAAGAGAGAGTCAGTTACAAAAGTATGAAATAAAATTATTAAAGATAACAAATGAAGTTGAGGAATTTATAGAAAAAATTGAAAATAGCAGAATAAGAAGAATGATTGAGTATAGATTTCTTGATGATTTAACCTGGATTCAGGTGGCACAGAGAATGGGAAAACATCACACAGAAGAAAGTTGCAGAAAAGCTATAGAGAGATTTTTAAAAGAAATTTGAAGTTTGTCCGATTTGTCCGCTTTTTCTGTGTTAATATATAAACTGGAACAAACAAAGAGAAATGTTGAACCACGGACTAGCATATAGTACGAATAAATTTTCTCAGATAGAGTCAGTAAGAACTGACAATATTACTCCGAATATGAGAACTATCCACCTCTAAAAGGTACTGGCATTAAGTTGTCAGTACCTTTTATTGTGCTTAAGTAAGAGAAAATAAAAAATGTTAATAAATGTTAATAGAAAGGGGGTACATAAGAAATGAAACCAAAGCAGATAAAGTGCCTGGAATTAATGGTTCAGGGCGAATTAACAGACAAAGAAATTGCAGAGGCAATTAACATTTCTCCTAAAACGATATGTGACTGGAAGAAAAATAACGAAGAATTCCGCAACGAATACAACAGAATGATGCGCTCAAGCTTGCAATATGCTGCCCCTAAAGCGTTTAGAAAGCAGGAAAAATTACTAAATTCAAAAAATGAGATGGTTGCATATCTTGCGGCAAAGGATCTAATGGATAGAGCAGGACTTAATCCTATTGAGAGAATAGAAGCAAATGTAAATGACACAGCTAAAAATGAACTCGCAGAGCTATTAGCACAGCGTAAAGCAAGGGGTGAGCCAGATGCTTCTAAGTGATAAGTACTGGGATTACATAGACACACCAGCAAGAGCAGAGTTCTTAGAGGGTTCAACTGCATCCGGAAAGACAACAACAGTAGCTGTTAAGTTCATTATGAATGTAGCTGAATCAGATATGAAGCTGCACGTTATAGCAGGTAATACAACAGGTGTTATTGAGAAGAATATAATAAATGCTGATATGGGATTGTTACAGATATTCCCCAATCTGGAATACTGTGGTAATGGTGATAAGGAGAACAAACTTCCACATATTAAATTCAAAACTGGCAGCAGTACTAAGATAATATATGTTCTCGGTTACGATAATGCCAGCAAGTGGAAGAATGCCTTGGGTTCACAGTTTGGATGTGTGTGGGTAGATGAGTGCAATACAGCTAACATAGACTTCATACGAGAGATATTCGGACGTTCTGAATATTTCGTAGGTACACTTAATCCTGATGCACCTACACTTCCTATATATTCAGAATACATCAATCATGCAAGGCCTATAGATAAGTACAGGGCAGATGTGCCGGAAGAAATATGGAAGGACCTTAACGGTTGTGAGCCTATTAAAGACTGGGTGTACTGGTTCTTTAATATGACAGACAATATATCTATGACACCAGAGAAGATAGAACAGAAAAAAATGAGCTATCCTCCTGGCACTAAGATATATAAAAACAAGATATTAGGATTACGAGGCAAGGCTACAGGTCTTGTCTTTTCTAATTTCTGCAATAGGCATATTATTACTAAAGAGCAGGCTAAGGGATATATCAGACGTGAGGCTGATGTAACACAGGACAAATATTTTACAATATTTACCAGTGGTCTTGATACAGCCTATTCAACTAAAAGTCCAGATACTATTGCTATGTCATTTATGGGAATAACTAACAAGGGCAAGCTGATAGTGCTGGATGAAAAGGTGTATAACAATGCAGAACTTGATATTCCAATAGCTCCGTCTGATACAGTAAGGAATTACATTGACTTCCTGGAGCGTAACAGAAAAGAATGGGGTGGAATGTCAAAGAATGTGTTTGTTGATAATGCGGACCAGGCAACAATAACAGAGTTCGCAAAGTATAAAAGAGAACATATTGACTGCCAGTATATATTTAACAATGCGTATAAGAAAGTAACTATAATAGACAGAATTAACTTACAGCTTGGCTGGATGTCCTTTAATGATAAGAAGGGCAGAGAGCCAAGCTTTTATATTGTCGATACCTGTACGAATTACAAGACTGAATTAGAGGTGTATTCGTGGCTGGAGGATAAGGACTGTGAGCCAGAGGACGGTAACGACCATATGGTAAACAGTGTACAGTATGGCTGGATTCCTTATCGCGACAAGATAGGAATAGAGAATAAGACATAGGAGTGTGAGTGAGGTGAATATATTTACAAGTATGGCAGAAAAGGCAAGAGCAGGAATAAGGACGTGGCTGCGTATACAGCCGGCAATGAATGGAACATTTACATTACAGGAAACGCTTGATTATGAAGGAAATGCTATTAAAAACAGAATATGGTACAGAGGTGAAAGTGAGGAACTTGCACAATTGTATAAACAGTTGGCAGGAGATCGTACAAGATTTTGGTCGGCAACAAGTACAGCGGGGTTAGAGATAAGAAAAATACACGTTGGATTGCCAGCTATGCTGTGTGATATGCTGGCGAGTATAGTTGTTGATGATATGAATTTAATAGACACTGGCAGCAGACAGGAAGAATGGGACAAGATTGCAGAAGAAAATGATTTTATAGAGCTGGTAAAACAGGCAGTTACAGAAGCACTCTATATAGGAGATGGGGCGTTTAAAATATCTTTTGATACAACCTTAAGCCAATATCCAATTATAGAATTTTATCCGGGAGATAAGATAGAAATTATAAGAGACCGTGGCAGGGTAAGAGAAATCATTTTTAAGACAGTGTACCATAGTGGAACAAGGGAATATGTTCTTCTTGAGCATTATGGAATAGGATATGTTAGATATAAGCTTGTAAATGGAGACAGGGAATGTCCTCTGGATACAGTGCCTGAACTTGCAGGGCTTTCAGATGTAGTATGGAATGACAATTTTATGATGGCAGTTCCTATGATGTTTTATAAATCAGCCAGATATGAAGGAAGAGGCAAGAGCATATTTGACGCCAAAATAGATAATTTTGACGCACTAGACGAGGCCTGGTCACAGTGGATGGATGCCTTAAGGAAAAACAGAACAAAGGAATACATTCCAGAAAATATGCTCCCAAGAAATCCATACACAGGAAAGGTGCTAAAGCCCAATGCCTTTGATAATGCTTATATAAGTACAGAGGTAAGTATGAAAGAGGGACAAACTAATAAAATAGACCTAGTACAGGGTAATATTCCCCACGAGAGTTACCTTGCAACATATATAACAGCGTTAGACCTCTGTTTACAAGGTATTATGAGCCCATCAACGCTGGGTATAGATGTTAAGAAGCTGGATAATGCGGAAGCACAGAGAGAAAAGGAAAAAGCAACATTATATAGCAGAAATAACATTGTAGGCCAGTTGCAGAAGGTGCTTCCAAAGCTTGTAGATATAGTATTTAAGGCTATGGATACATTTCATAAGACACCAATTAAGGATATAGATATTGATGTGACATTTGGCGAGTATGCGAATCCTAGTTTTGAGAGCCAGGTTGAGACAGTCAGCAAGGCTAAGCAGGGCGGTATTATGAGCATAGAGGCATCTGTTGATGAGCTGTATGGAGATACCAAGGATGATGAATGGAAGCAGGAAGAGATTGCAAGGCTTAAGGCTGAGCAGGGTATATCTGATATGGAAGAGCCGGCACTTAATATGCAGGCAGATGGCTTCTCAGTGGATGGCACTGATAACAGTTTCACAGGTTTTGATAACAAGTGAGGTAGCTTATGGCACTTAACACAGATTATGACATAGAGAAAGCCTTTCGAGCCATAGAAGATGAGCTGATAGCTTCAATGATACGGAATCTTGAACACCATAGGGCAGAGGAGACTAAAGAGGGATTTAACTGGACACAATGGCAGGTGGAACAGATAAAGGCGTTGGAGAGATATAAGGCTGAAAACAAAAAGAAGTTTAAAAAGTCATTCAGTAATATCAATGATTCAATAGAGGCTATGATATTTGCTGCCAGACAGGCAGGCGGTACAGAGCAAGAACAGAAGATATTAAGAGCAATAAAAAAAGGACTTAAAGCATCTAAAGTGTCACAGGGCACTGAGGGTGCTTTTTTCAAATTAAATACCAGGAAGTTAGATGCACTTATAAAAGCCACAAAGGCAGATTTTATTACAGCTGAACATTCTATGCTAAGAATGTCGGAGGATAAATACCGGCAGATAATATTCAATGCTCAGGTGTATGCGAATACGGGTGCAGGAACATATGAGAAAGCAGTTGATATGGCTACAAGAGATTTTCTTAAAGCTGGTATTAACTGTATTGAATATGCGAATGGCAGCAGGCATACAGTAAAGGATTATGCCAGAATGGCTATTCAGACAGCCAGTAAGCGTGCATATCTAACCGGAGAGGGAGAGATGAGACAGTCCTGGGGAATTAGTACAGTTATTATGAATAAGCGTGCTAATGCCTGTCCTAAGTGCCTTCCATTTGTTGGAAAAGTACTTATAGATGATGTATGGAGTGGCGGTAAGGCATCTGATGGTCCTTATCCGCTTATGTCATCTGCAATAGCTGCGGGGTTGTACCATCCAAATTGCAAAGACGTACATACAACATATTTCCCTGAGCTGGATGAAGAGCCAGACAGTAAGTTTACCAAGGAAGAGTTAGAAAAGGTCAAGGAAGATTACAAGCAGGACCAGAAGCGGCAATATGCAGGCAGGATGGTTGAGCAGTTCGACAGGCTTTCAAAGTATTCCTTAGATCCGGATAACAAGAAGATGTATGCGGCTAGAAAGGAACAGTGGGAGCAAAGTATATTATTTAATGGTAGTTCTGAAAAACATATTGAGGAATTACATAAGAATGATATAATGAATTTATCAGATAAAGAATTACAAGCAGTTACACAATATAAGAGCTTTGAAGCATATATTATAAATGATGTTTTAAGAAATGCAAATGATTTATCAAATTTAAAATCAGAACATAAACAACTTGTAAACAATTTAGATGTAGCACTGTCAAAAATATCAAAATTCAATGGAAATTTAATAAGAACTGTTGATTTTTCTGACAGGAAGGATGAGCAAGATAGAATTAAAGAATTTGTAAGTGAATATGTTGAAGGAACAATAATAACAATTAAACAATACTGGAGTACATCAAAGACAGAAGGATATAATGATTTAGCAAAAATAAAAATTTATATACAAAATACCAAAAATGGGCGAGATATAAGTTCTATTGGCTTAAATGAAAATGAAGTCCTTTATGAGCGAAATAGTAAATTTAAAGTTATTTCAAAAATATTAGTCGGGGAGATTTGGCATATTCTTTTAGAGGAGGCGGATTAAATGAAGTTAACAGCAAGAGAATGGCTTTTACTACCAGAAGCAGAGCAAATGCAAAGAGGAAAAGAACTTTCTCCAGAAGAATGTTTTAAACTTAGGATGGAACTTAGTGAAGTTAATTTTACGGAGGAGGAAAAACAAAAATTAACAAAAGAAGAGCGTGAGAGATTTATAAATCCACCCCAAAAAACTGATGAGGAAATAGAAAAAAATAATAGAACAACATTTAAAGTTTTACAGAACTGGAAAATTTTACCTAAAGATATAACATTTGAAGAATGGATAAAAGCAGGTAAACCTCTTAATTATTAATATAGGTGTATTTATATATCAAGTGACGCACTTGGTATAAATAAATATTAATGTAGGCAAGATAAGTGATTATGCAAAGAAAATGTATTTTGCAAATCGCTATGATGAAGTCGAAGCGGAATATATGACATTAATAAAAAGAAATGGAGGTAAATTATGCCAGTAAAATATCCAGAAGAGATACAGAAACTTATTGATATTTTTGAACCATATATGATTGGGTGTCATCTTGAAAATTCCCCTAAAGAAGCAATAGAAGCTGCTGAGAAATTTTAAAAGTGGGCTTGGGAACAGGAACAGTAGATGAGTAGCCACCAGTCGAGAGATTGGTGGTATTTTTATACCTAATTTTAAGAAAGTGAGGACAAGACAGTATGAAAAAATTATTTATTAGCCAGCCTATGGCAGGTAAAACAGACGAGGAAATAAAAGAAACAAGGAAAAAGGCAATAGAATATGCAGAGCTGCTATTAGGTGAGAAAGTAGAAGTTATAGAGTCTTTTTTTGAAGGAGCACCAGCAGAAGCTAAGCCATTGTGGTTTTTAGGAAAATCAATAGAACTTCTATCACAGGCTGATGTTGTATATTTTGTTAAAGGCTGGGATAAGGCTAGAGGTTGTAAAATAGAACATCAGTGTGCAGTAGCATATGATATTAAGAAAATTGAAGATTAGATTGAATAAACAGCTATAGAGCTGTTATTTTTATACCCAAGTTGCACCGGTGCAACAGAAAGGAAACGTATGTTGAAAAGATATTCACCGCCACCAGAGCCAGTGAAAAAAGAAAAATCACAATCTGAAATATTTATGGAAGATGATGATTTTGTAATGACACAGCTTAAAAGGCATGTATTAATATTACAGAATAGATTAACAATGGGAATGTATCAGGATGATGTAGATATTAAACTATATCATCAGGCTATAATAGATACTTTATATGAAATAGAAAAAAGGAAGAAATAAGCACGCATAGCAATACGCTGTGGGTGCTATTTTTATGCCCAAAAGAAAGGAAGATATGAAATATTTAATTGAATATAGGGGAGAAGTCCTGTCAGGGAAGGCTCCTGACCTCCCCAAGAATAAGCTAAGACGTGGCGAAAGGCTGCGTCTTTTTTGATTGCAGAGGTAGGCTGCAATAATAATTATTTAATAAAATTTATAAAATGGCAGTATTTTTATAATGTATTACATTATGCGTATCTTGCTAGATTTTTATTCATAAAAATTATAATAAAAAAGTATAAACTGACGAGAAATATAGAGAAATACAGCGGTTTACAAGCTTTTAATAAAGTGATAAGGTGAGCATACGATATATCGCAAAATAATTTTAAAAACCTCTTGACTTATGGTCGACCAAAAGTTATAATAAGATTGCAGTTGAGGAATACTTAACGAGTAAAGCAGGCAAGTAGCTGGAAAGGAGAAAAGAATGGAAGACGATATGAATATTGGTGAATTGCTTAAGGAAACAGCAGAAGAAAATCAGACAAGAAAAATTCTTGCAATACTCAATGAATGTAAAGACATTGAAGAAGCTAGAGAAAAAGTAAAAGCCCTGCTTAATAAATAAGCAAGGCTGACAACGAAAAATTCGGGCGGTACTTGCCACCGCTCGATACCAAATAGATAATATCATTTATTTGGTTACAAGGCAAGAGTCAAGAGGTGATTAAAGTAGATAAGAAGAAAATGGGTAGACCCACAGACAATCCTAGAACAGAAAAGATAGGCTTCAGAATGTCAAAAGAAGAAATTGAAGATATACAAGAATGTGCTAATGCATTGAATACTCAAAGAGTTAATGCAGTTGTTGAGGGAATAAAACTACTAAAAGAAAAATTGGGAATTAAATAACAAAAAAGAAGTTCGCCCACCTACCAAGCAAAACGAACTTCTTCAACACACCAATACCAAAGTACTGGTATTAATATTATATCTTACTTTTGGAATTGGTCAACATAATTTTAAAAGGAGATTGATTTAAAAATGAATAAGATAGAGCAGACGATAACAAGCATTGAAGTAGCCGAAATGGTTGGAAAAGAACATAGTAAATTATTAAGGGACATAAGAAATTATGTAGAGCAGTTTAACCAATCCAAGATTGGCTTCGTTGATTTCTTTACAGAAAGTACATACAAGGATAATAAAGGAGAAATAAGACCTTGCTACAATGTAACCAAGAAAGGCTGTGAGTTTATAGCACATAAGCTTACAGGCACAAAGGGAACAGAATTTACAGCAAGATACATCAATCGTTTTCACGATATGGAAGAACATATAAACAACAGCAAGCCACGCACAGCACTTGAACAACTTCAGTTGCAGAGTCGGGCAATTCTTGAAGTTAATGATAAGATTGATGAAGTTAAGCAGGAACTTGAAGACTTCAAGCAGGATATGCCACTTATGAATATAGAATGTGACAGAATAACAACAGCAGTACGCAAGGTTGGAACACGCGCTTTAGGCGGTAAAGACAGCAATGCATATCACGATAAGTCTTTAAGCGGTAAGGTATACACAGATATATACAGAGAGCTGAAGAGACAGTTTCAGGTTACTTCCTACAAGTCAATCAAGCGTAGACAGTGTGATACAGCAATATCCATAATAGAAGGTTATAGGTTGCCTGTGGTTCTGAAAGAACAGATACAGAACACTAACGCACAGATGAATATGGAGGTGTAATATGTCTGCTAAAATTGATTTTGAGAATGCTTTGTATGAACTGGAACAGACAACAGCAACATTAGGATTTGTTCAGACAGCATTTGCAGAGGGCGAATCTCTTATAGATAATGACGAATCTGCAGCAACTATATATATGTTATATTCAAGACAAAGGTCTATAGTGAATAAGCTCAAAGAAGTATTGAATACAATAAAATAAATAATATCATATTGATATCTGGGACGTTCAGCAATGGACGTCCTTTTTATATGCCCAAAACTTAATGGCAATAAACTTTAGGAAAATGCCGACGGGCGGTAAACGGAAAGGAGACAGGTATGAGAAAGACATTACCTATTAATTTACAGTTCTTCGCTGAGGGCGGAGATGGTAACGGCGACCAGAACGCTGGAAACAATAATAACGGACAGGCAGGACAGCAGGGTGGTCAGAATAATCAGCAGGCAGCTGGAATTGACTATGACAAAATACAGAGTATGTTAGACACCGCAACTGCCAAGAAAGAAAATGCTGTGCTTAAAAGCTATTTCCAGCAGCAGGGACTATCCGAGGAGGAAGTAAGCCAGGCTATTGCAACATTTAAGCAGAATAAACAGCAGCAGGTAGAACAGCAGCAGAACGCTAATGCTAATCTTCAGAATGAAGTAACAACAGCACAGAAAGATGCTGAACAGGCTCGTATAGAGCTTGCGGCTACACAGGTAGCAATGACACTTGGTATTAATGCCAAGACAGTACAATACGTGCTTAAGATGGCTGATTTCAGTAAGGCAAAGGGTACAGATGGAAAGATATCAGAGGACAATGTTAAAGCTGCAATTGAACAGGTTCTAAAGGATGTACCTGCACTTAAGCCAAGTACGGAGAATAATGCTGGATTCCAGATTGGCGCAGGGCAGCAGACTAATGGACAGCAGTCTTCTGCAGGTAGCAATGTAAATGTTCCTACAAAGAGATGGAATAGATTCAATTAAGAAAGGTTAAAAAGGTAAAATAATATGCCAAATTTAAATTATGCAGAACAGTGGAGTCCTGAATTATTAGCAATTCTTATTCAGGGCACACTTACATCACCATTTATCACAAACAATGTCAGATGGTTAGATGCAAAGACTTTCCATTTTACACAGATGAGTGTAAGTGGTTATAAGAACCATAAGAGATCAGGTGGATGGAACACAGGAGAATATAACCAGAAAGATGTTCCTTACACAGTAACACATGACAGAGATGTACAGTTTATGGTTGATAAGGCAGATGTTGATGAAACAAATCAGACAGCATCTATTCAGAATATTTCACACATATTTGAACAGACACAGGTAGTACCAGAGACAGATGCATTATTTTTCAGTAAGGTAGCACAGGCTGCACAGAAGACAGAATTATATCATACTGAAACAGCTTCCACAGAATATACATCAGAGAATGTATTTGCTAAGCTTAAGCATATTCTGGCAGCAGGCAAGCTTAGAAGATATAAGGCAAATGGAAGTCTCATTATGTATGTATCTTCTGACATTATGGATAAGCTTGAGGTATCAAAGGAATTTACACGTAAGATTGAAATGACACAGATTGCAGAAGGTGGTCTTGGCATTGAAACACGTGTAACTGATATTGATGGTGTGACACTTATGGAAGTTGTGGATGATGAAAGATTCTATGACAGATTCGATTGGGATGTTGCAGAGGGCGGCTTTGCTCCGCTTAAGTCAAAGTATACCATAACAACTGATACAGATGTGGTAGAAGGAAAGACATACTACACTAAGAGCGACAGCGCTTATACAGTTGTGGCAAAGCCTACAAAGACTAATATAGCCACATATTATGAAAAGACTGTTCAGGGTTCACGCAAGATTAATGTACTTGTCGCATGTGGCCAGACATGTAAGACAGTACCTAAGATTTCATCTATTTATTTCTTCGCACCAGGAGCACATACAGAAGGAGACGGATATCTTTATCAGAATCGTCAGTTAAGTGATACATTTGTATTCCCTAATGGCAAAGATGGTAAGGTTGATTCTGTATTCGTTGATGTAGATCCTGCAGAAGAGATTGCAGAGTAAGCCTATGGTATATGCAAGTAAAGAACAGTACCTGAGCGAGCATAATCTTATCCCGGATGAACAGATAGAACGAAGATTAAAGCAGGCGAGCCGTCATATCGACTCGCTTACTTTTAATCGTATAACATCAAGAGGCTTTGATAATTTGACAGAGTTCCAGCAGGCAATAATTATAGATGTATGTTGTGATATGGCTGATTTTGAGTATGAGAATGAAGACATGATTAATTGTGTCTTGCAGAATTATGCTGTAAATGGAGTATCTATGCAGTTTGGCAGCAGCTGGAATGTGCTTGTACAGAATGGCATTGCTGTAAAACGTGATACATATCAGGTACTTTGTCAGACAGGTTTCTGTTGTTTAAGTCTGGGGGTGTGAGTATGAAATATCCTTGTTTAGTATTAAAGCAGTTCTGTAAAACAGAAGTACATATTGAGATAGAGCAGGAAGGTCAAAACGTATATGGGGAGCAGTTAGACCCTGTGGTATGGGACGGATTATGCAACTATCAAGACAGTGGAAAGACGGTGCTCACAGCAGAACAGAAGCTTATACAGCTTGAGGGCTGTGCCTTAATACCTGGTGATATTGCGCCAGAACTGCCTCTTATTACTAAGGGTGAGATAACGGTGTTTGGCGAAACAAGGCATATATACAAGGGTACAAAATGCCGTAATCCTGATGGAACAGTAAATTATGTGAGATTGGATGTGATGTAATGGCAAAGAATGTTAAATCAACAGTAAAGCTTAATATGCCAGTGTTGAAAAGGCTTACGGCAGCAGCACAGGTGTCGCTGGCACAGACAGCGGAAGCAATACATACGAATGTAGTTCAAAGTCAGGTAATGCCTAGGGATACAGGTACACTGCAAAATGAAAGCACATTTGTATATACACAGGATATTGCCAATGGCAAGGTAGAACTTATATCAAGTACGCCATATGTAAGAAGGTTATATTATCATCCTGAATATAACTTCCATCAATCACCTTGGGTAGATGATAAAGGTAAAAGACACGAAGGCAATGCAAATGCCAAGGGCAGGTGGCTAGATGATTATCTTAAAGATGGTAAGAAAAGAAATTTTGCTCCAGATACATTTGCTAAGTTATACAAGAAAAATGCGGGGTTATGATGTTAGGAATAGGTGATGTAAGAGATTATATAGCAGGTCTTGGCATTGCAGACAATAATAATGTATATTGCGGCAAGCTTGATAATAAAAAAGATAAGAGTATAGGAGTATATAATCTTAACAGACAAAGACCACCACAGACGGCTGTAGGAGGTTTAAATAACAGCTCTTATCGTATTAAGTCTGTAAGTATATTAGTACACTGGAATAAGAGTGTAAGAGATACAGAAGAAACCTCGGAACAGCTCTACAATATGCTTAGAGACACCAACAATAAAATAATCAATGATACAAAGCTTCTATTTACTAAAATGCAGGTTGATGGACCTGTGGATGTAGGGACAGATGATAAAGGTATCTTTGAGAGTGTAATAGAATTAGATATTTATTATGAAAGGTAGGTAAAGGTATGGCACAGAATACTAAATTAGCTGGATATAATGCAGGAGCAACACCTCTTACTGGCGTTAATCCGGTGCATACAATTCAGTTCGGTGTATGCATAACAGGAAGAAAGAGCACAGATACACCGGAAACAGTAGAAACAAAGGTTGTAAAAGATGCAGAGAGCTTAAGCATATCCGTAGATGGAACAATTGAAGAATGGAATCCAATGGATCAGGCAGGCTGGACAAGAAGACTTACAACAGGTAAATCATTGGGTATGACTATGGGTGGTAAGCGTAATTATGGTGATGAAGGTAATGATTATATCGCAAGCCTGGCTTTAAAGACAGGACAGAAATGTAATACCTGGGTTTCAATTATTTTCCCAAACCTTGACCAGCTTCTTATCCCAGCAGTTATAAATGTAACTTCCCTTGGAGGAGACTCAACAAGCATTGATGCACTTGAATGGGAAGCACAGTCAGATGGAAAACCAACATATATTCCATATACAGAATAAAAAAGAAAGAGAGAATTTGAATAATGGCAAAGACAGATTTTAAAGTAATAGACATATCAATGAAGATTACAAACCAGTTACCTATGGTTCGTATTACTGATGACTTAGTGGTAACTGTGAATAACAGAAAGAACACAATTCTTAATGTACAGGCTATGGCTGCTGAGGCTGAAAAGAAGAAAGATAGTGACAACGGAATGGGATTTATAACAAAGGCTCTTGAAATGCTTATTGGCAAAGAGGCAGCAGATAAGATTGAGACTATGGACTTACCGCTTCCTGAATATAAGGAAATGTATAATGCAATAATGGGTGTTGCCACAGGCACATATGGAGAGGAGAATACACCCTCATAGTGAAATATATTATGACATATATGATGACTGGGAATTGATAGAGTCAAGCTTCCTGTCACAGTATGGCATACGATTACGGACGGAAGATGATATGTCTTGGGCGGAATTTTGTTCTTTATTATCTGGAATAATGCCTGAAACACCACTTGGAAGAGTAGTAAGTATAAGGGCAGAGAAAGACATTAAAGTTATCAATAGCTTTACTAAGGAACAGAAAAAGATACATGATGACTGGCTTCTGAAGCGTAATAGGAAAATGGTGGGAACACCACAGTATATAGAATATTGGACACGATTACAACGAGATTTTAAGGCTGCTTACTCAAAGAAGTAGGCAGCTTTTTAATTGTGTCAGAAAGGAGGGCGAATGTCAGATACAGTAGGTCAGATAGCTCTGGAACTTGGAATAGATAGTTCACAGATAGTTAATCAGCTTACAGGAGCTTCCAATAAGGCGGCTAAGCAGGCTACAAGCATATTTAGTGGTTTTGGTAAGAAGATAGCTGCAGGACTAAGTATAGCTGCAGTTACTAAGTTTACGAAAGATTGCATAGAAGTAGGTTCTAATGTAACAGAAGTACAGAATGTCGTAGATACAGCATTTAAGGACTTAAGCTGGCAGGCAGACCAGTGGGCTTCCAATGCTATGACTAACTTTGGCTTATCGGAATTATCGGCTAAGAAGTACATGGGTGTGTTTGGCCAGATGAGTAATGCTATGGGTATTACAGGTAAGGCGGCACTTGATATGGCTGAAAATGTCACAGGATTAACCGGTGATGTTGCATCATTTTACAATCTTAGTACGGATGAAGCATATACAAAGCTGAAATCTATCTGGACTGGTGAGACTGAAACGCTCAAGGACTTGGGTGTGATTATGACTCAGACTAACTTAGACCAGTATGCACTTAATAACGGCTTCAGTAAAACTACAGCCAAGATGACAGAGCAGGAAAAAGTAATGCTGCGTTATCAGTACGTTACAAGTGCTTTGTCCAATGCCACAGGAGATTTTGTTAAGACACAGGATTCCTGGGCGAATCAGACAAGAATACTTACATTAAGGTTTCAGCAGTTAAAGGCTAGTCTTGGTAAAGGCTTCATAGCATTGTTTACACCTATTCTGCGTGGATTTAATAGTCTGCTTGCAGGACTGCAGAAAGTGGCAGATGGATTTGCTAGTTTCGTGCAGATGCTTACAGGTGCCGATATATCATCCTCTATGGGAAGTATAAGTGCTGATATAGCAGGCATAGGAGATGATGCTGGAGGTGCTGCAGATAATGTAAGTGGAATAGGAGATGCAGCTAAGAAGACAGCAAAGGATATTGAGAAGTCGCTTGCAGGCTTTGACCAGATAAATAAGCTGACAGAGCAAACAGATGATAGTTCTGATTCAAGCGGTAGTACAGGTGGAATATCTTCAGGAATCGGAAGCGTTGACCTTGTACCAGATGTGAGTAAAAGTACATCTAATGTTTCAAGTACAATATCTGATATGGCAGATAAAGTCAAGAAAGCATTAGAGCCACTTAAAGCAATATCTTTTGATAATCTGATATCATCACTAGATAATCTTAAGAGAGCCGCACAACCATTAACAGAGAAGTTATTCGCAGGATTGGAATGGGCTTATTACAATATATTTGTTCCTTTGGCTAAGTGGACCATAGAAGATTTGCTTCCGGCATTTCTTGATGTATTAGCAGGTTGTTTAGATGTACTGAATAGTGCATTAGATGCATTAAAGCCTTTGTGGATGTGGGCTTGGGATAATTTCCTTGAGCCTGTGGCAAAGTGGACTGGTGGAGTGATTGTTGATGTTCTGAAAGGATTAGCCTCTGCTTTAGAGGGTATATCTGATTGGATAAAGGATAATCAAGGTCCATTTGATGCAATAGTGATAACAATAGGAGCATTTGCAGCAGTTTGGAAAGCTGTAGATTTAGCAGAATTTCTTATGAATGCTGGCGGTGTTGTTGGAATTATAAATAAAATGAAAGCGGCAATACATGCTTGTACATTAGCAAAAATAGCTGATAAGTTTGAAACAGTTCAGCTTTGTGCTATGTATGCAAAAGATTTTGTTAAAAGCATTATACAATCCATATCAAAGCTTGAAATATATTATACTACTTGGTTTAAGGTAAATATCCTGCAATCGGATACAGTAAAAGGTATTAAGGACTTAGTAACTAATATTAAAGCATCAACTATAGCATTGAAAGATGATATTGTTGAATGGGTAAGGAATACTGCTGAGAAGACTAAGAATAAAGCTGTTGATATAGGCGGAAATATTAAGAACCTGGCTATTGATATGGCAAAGGCAACTAAGGAGTTGGCACTTCAATCAATAGAGTGGGTAAAGAATACTGCAGAGAAAGCAAAAAATAAAGCTGTAGATGTTACCACAGGAATAAAAGATTTTATTGTAAATATGGCATTGGCGACAAAGGAATTAGTTTCTCAGGCCATACAATGGGGAATATCAACGGCATCTAAAGTAGCAGATACAGCAGCCACAGCAGCACATACAGCGGCTACTTGGTTAGCCACAGCAGCTACAACAGCATTTGGTGTTTCTATGTCAGTATTAACAAGTCCTATAACATTAGTTATAGTGGCTTTAGCAGCATTAGGTGTGGCTATATACGAGTTAGTAAAACATTGGGATGTAGTTAAGGATGCAGCAGGAAAATGCTGGGACTGGATTACTGATAAATGGTGTAAAGCAGGTGATTGGTTTAAAGGCATATGGCAGAATATTAAGTCAGCATTTTCTTCATTTGATAACTGGTTACAGAATATTTTTAACATAGATTTTTCAGATAGCTTCGGCTTTATAGGCGATATAATGAATGCTTATTTGCAAAATGTTTCTAATATATTTGGTGACGTAAAGCAGATATTTGGTGGATTGATTGACTTTATTACTGGGGTATTTTCAGGCGATTGGTCTGAAGCTTGGAATGGTATTGTGGATGCCTTTGGTGGAATATTCTCTTTAATTGCAGACATAGCCAAAGGACCTATTAATATGGTAATCGGACTTATAAATGGTATGCTTGACGGATTAGAAAGTGGTATTAACTGGATGGTTCGTAAGGTAAATGGCTTAAGCTTTGATGTGCCTGACTGGGTACCGGTTATAGGTGGTGACCATTTCGGGTTTGATTTGCCGGAAGTTGGGTTTGGCAGTATTCCATATCTTGCAGAAGGTGGATATGTAAAACCAAATACTCCACAGCTTGCAATGATAGGTGATAACAGACACCAGGGCGAAGTTGTAGCTCCAGAGGATAAGCTTATTGATATGGCACAGAAGGCAGCAGCTATGGCATCAAGTGCTGAATTGTTGTCTGAGGCTATAAGCATTCTTAAGCAGATACTTAAAGTGTTGGAAACATTAGATCTTGATATACAGCTTGATGGAAAGAGTCTTAAGAAATATGTAGTTGATAAGATAAATGAACATACAAAACAGACAGGAAAATGTGAGATTATAACTTAACAAGGATGTGATGAATTGATATTACAGTGTGATGGACAGGAGCTACCGGCTCCTGTGTCCATCAAAGTGGATGATGAGATAATATGGTCTTCTTCAACCGGACGTGCACTTGACGGAACAATGTTAGGTGATGTAGTTGCAAAGAAGAAGACATTATCTATTAGTTGGGGAGTGCTGCAGGAAGATGAAATGATACTTATTAAGAGTAAGCTTGTTGCAGGGTTCTTTCCTATAACATTCCACGATGATGGACAGGATATAACAATAACAAGTTACAGAGGCACACTAAGCAAAGACGTAATAGGAGAGTTAGATGATGGCATTTTCTATTATAGAAGTGCAAGTGTGTCAATTATTCAACAATAAGGAGAACTAGAAGATGAAAAAGACATTTACAATTAAACAGATTGACAGAATTTCAGCAGAATTACAGAAGTTACAGAATTCAAAGAAACATTGGCCGGTTAAGGTTAATTATGCAGTTGCTAAAAACCTTAAGGCATTATTGGCAGAATTAGAGGTATATAATGCTGAAAGAACAAGAATATTAAAGGAAAATGCCTTAAAAGATGAAAGTGGAAACGAAGTTATAAAAGATGGTTCATATCAATTTGCAGAAGATAAGGAACAGGAGGTAATTAAAGAAATTAATGATATGTATAACATTGAAACAGAACTTGATGTGCATATGATTAAGCTGGAAGATGTTAATGAGTGCGATTCAGAAGGATATGACGGAACTACATTAGAAGATATTACTGCAATAGAGTTTATGATACAGGAGTAAGTGTATGTATAACAATGTAACGGAAGTTTTTAAAGAAACAATAAGAAGTCCATCGAGGACTTTTGAAGCCAGATTAAGAATTAATGGAAAATGGTATAATTCCCGATTTAAAAAATTGGGCTATGAGACGTCCAGCACAGCAGATGAAGCATTACAGCTAGGGTCGGCGGTATCTGCTAAGATAGAGATTACTCTTAAGAAGATAGATGAATTATTTGAAAACACAGAGATACCAGTAGAGATAGGTTTAAAGCTGCCAAGTGGAAAGTATGAATATATTCCACTTGGCTTTTTTACAGCAGAGCACCCACAAAGCGACCAGACGACAACGACATTTACAGCATATGACAGAATGATGAAGACTACAGGACTATATATATCCAATCTTATATATCCAGCAAGTGCTGCTTCGGTTTTAAGTGAGATAAGTACAAGCTGTGGTGTTCCAGCAGAAGTAAGTGGTCTGGATGGCATAACGATACAGACTAAACCAGTTGGATATACATACAGAGAGGTGATAGGCTATATAGCTTCATTAGCTGGTGGATTTGCATGTGTGGACAGAGCCGGAACTATTGTTATTAAGTGGTATAAAGAATGTGAGTATTCTATAGATAAAACAAGAATTATGTTGTTTGAGCATAATGAAAGCAACTTTCATCTGGACTATGTTAACTGTAATGTGGATAGCCAGACTGAATTAACGCAGGGCGGTGGACAACTGGGAATAACCTTTTCCAACCCATTTATGACGTCAGACAGATTAAGTTATATATATCAGAGCATTAAAGGATTTACTTATAGAGGAGCTTCGTTAAAGACACTTGGAGATATACGCCTGGATCCGTGGGATATCATAACTGTCAAGGATGGTACTGGTGAATATAAAATGCCGGTTATGAATTTGGTACAGGAATATGATGGCGGTATGGCTATGACTGTTACATCTTATGGGAAGACGGAAACTGAGACTGAAACAGATTTTAAAGGTCCGACAACACAGCAGAACGAAAGAATATATTCTGATTTGATATTAGCAAAGGAATTAATAGCAAAGAAGGTTGATGCCGACTGGGTTAAGGCTAATACAGTTACGGCAGAAAAAATCACCGCTGTAAATGCAGAGATAATTGATATAAAGACTAATTATCTAAAAGCCGAGGATGCAGATTTGAAGTATGCTAACATAAAGCTTAGTAATATCGAGGCCGGCTCTATAAAGACAGCAATGATAGACAAAGGCGCGGTTGGTACAGCTCAGATTGCAGACGGAAGCATAACAGATGCAAAGATAGTAGATTTAACTGCTAATAAAATAACAAGTGGAACTATAGATGCCGCTAACATCGAGGTAATCAATCTTAAGGCTGCCAATATCACGGTAGGAACAATTAACGGTAAGCAGATAGCTGAAGGAGCAATAGATACATCCAAGTTTGGAACAGATGTCACAGACTGGATGAATACAACAGACAAAGATATAGAAAATGCAGCACAAAAGGCAGATACAGCTAATACAAATGCGGCTGGTGCATTAAGCACGGCGGAAGCGGCTAAACTTTTATCAGCTGCGGCTTCTAAGACTGCGGAAGGAGCACAGCTTACAGCAGATGGCAAGAATACAATATTTTATCAGACAACAACACCTTCAACGGAGAATAGAAAAACTAATGATATATGGTTTAATACAGCAGATTCTAATAAAATGTATTACTTCGATGGCAAAGGCTGGGTATTACGTCAGTTCGGAACTAATGCCATTGCAAATGCCTCTATCACCAATGCCTTAATAGCAGATGCAACAATACAGAATGCCAAGATTGCCAATATAGATGCAGGAAAGATTACCAGTGGATATATATCTGCTGACAGATTGGCAGCGGGCTCAGTTACAATAGGGAAATTAGATTCCACTACGCAGAATGATATTGCAGGAGCAGTAAAAAGATTTCAAACCACAGTAAATCTGACGGATTCAAAGTATGATACGAATACATATTATCCAGTATTAATAAATTCATCTATACCATATAACGGTTTACATAACTATGAATGTAATGTTCAGCTTAATAGCGGTTCTAAACCTGTATGGTCTACGCATAATCAAGGTTTTACTTGCAATCTTATTTTAAGAGTATTAGCAGGTGGCTGGGGAACAACAGATGCCGCTGGTTATTTGGAGGAGAATAATTATCGTTTTTGTAATAAAATGCCAGCATATGTGGGGCAGGTTCTTCAGCACAGTCAGATTTATTTTATGCTCCGTGGTGGGGCAAAGTATAATCTGTTCACACCTAACAGGAGTAATGGAGTAACAATATATACAACTAAAACAAACATAGCTCATAATACTGGTTATACAGTATATCTTGAACCTACCAAATCGCCAAAGAATGATTATGCAGAAGCTAAAGGTTCTACAATTGCAAGCTGGTGTGACACAAATAATAAAACCCTGATTAACGGCGAAAAGATATATACAGGCAGTGTTACGGCAACACAGATAGCGGCAAATGCAATAACAACAGAAAAGATAGCGGCAAATGCAGTTAATGCATATAAAATAGCAGCAAGTGCTATAACTTCGGCAAAAATAGCAGCAAATGCAATAACAACAGAAAAGATAGTGGCAAGTGCAGTTACAGCCGCGAAGATAGCTTCTAAGACAATAACAGCCAATCAGATAGCTGCCAATTCAATCACAGCGGCTGAGTTAAGTGTATCTACATTATCTGCAATATCAGCAAACTTAGGAACGGTTACAGCTGGAGTGCTTAAAAGTACCAATTATGTTGCTAATAGTACAGGAAGTACATTTAATCTGAATAATGGTTATTTGGAAATAAATAATGGAAGTGTAAATTTAAAAAATTCGGTTGCATCAACAAAAATAAATGCATCTGGTTTTATAACTTCTCAATTTTTAGGGCATACGTTAGACTGCACAGGAACCATTTTTAATGGAGTTACAATATATAAAACAAATAATAAAAGTGACTATAAAATAATGCTTGGTAATGAGGCAGTTTCGATATTTAAAGAAGAATCTGAAATTATTTCAGGAAAAAATGGTGCCAAATATTATAAAGATGGATTTGATTATTATAGAAATAGTAAATTAGTTACAAGAGCAGGATTTGAGGACAATGGCGGCGCTTTCTGGTTAGCTAATAGCCAAGGTGCTAATACAATTGGTTTGATAGGAAGTCAAGGTTTAATCTATGGTAGAAAAATAAGTGCTGATTATGGGATTCCGTTTGTTCAATGGGGAACTAACTGGAATTTTGGTAGTGGATCCTGGAAAGAATATATTATTATATTTCAAAAATCATATGCTGCACCACCATTAATTTCAGTTATGCCTACGACATTATTCTCTAATGAAAATATTTGTTTGACTGAAGTTACAGAAACTTATTTTAAGTATTCGGTGTATGAACCAACAACATCATTTGCATATGGAACCAGATGGATGGCAATAGGTGTTAATAATGGATAAAATCCACAGAAGTGGTAGAAAGAGGTAAAAATGTTAAATGTAAACAAATCTATAACATTAAATGGAACAAGCAGTGTAGAGGAGAATGGTGCAGTTACAGATATTATGTATATGAATGCTACAATCTCCGCCAATGGAGGGTTGTCTATAAATCGTAACATAGCTAATGCCCAGGCATATATAGCAAATAAGGCAACATATACGAAAGATGTAACGGAATTTGAAAATAAATTAAATGAGCTGGTAACAGAATTTAGTAAATAAAGGAGAGTAATAGAGATGATTAGAGCACCCAATAAGTAAAATTAAAGTAAATATATATAAATCAGGAGGAAACAAATGGAAAGAGCGAAAACAATTATAGTGGCAATATGGAGCATAATAATGAGTGCGTTAGGTATACTGGCAATACCAGTTATGTTATTGATAACCTGCAATGTAATAGATTATATAACAGGTCTTATAGCATCTAAATTTAGAAATCAGGAAATAGACAGCTATAAAGGAATAAGAGGCATAGCAAAGAAAATATGTATGTGGCTTTTAGTAGGAGTTGGTGTAATAGTTGACCAGCTCCTTTCTTATTCAGCGGATGTTGTTGGAATAACATTGCCATTTACATTTTTAGTTGCTTGCATAGTGGCAATATGGCTGATTTGCAATGAAATTATATCTATATTAGAAAACATCAATGATATAGGTGTTACACTTCCACCATTTTTACAGCCTATTGTAAGCAATCTTAAGAGTCAGGTGGAAAAGAAAGCAGAATTAGAAAATATTAAAGATAAAAATGAAAGCGAGGAATAGTTATGAAAAGAGGAATAGACATAAGCAGACATCAGGGAAATCTTGATTTTGATTACATTAAGGAGAATTTTGATTTTGTTATAATCCGTTGTGCCTATGGCAGTGACTTAAGCGAGGATGACAGCGAGTGCAGACAGTGTGATTCTATGGCACAGACATATATAGATGAATGCAAGAAGAGAGGTATTCCGTATGGACTTTATCTATATCAGTATGCTGGCAACAATGATGAATCGTTAAGCGAAGCTGCACATATCAGGGAATGGTATAATAAATGTAATCCAACAATGGGATTGTATCTTGATATCGAGGATGCAGACCGATACAAGGCTGAAAATGGCATTGATTATCATTATACACAGGAGCTTGCACTTGTATGGCTTGATGCATTATCAGACATAACTGCAAAGGGTATCTATGCAAGCCATAGTTGGTTAAATGATTATATGAACGTAGATGAACTTATAGAACACGGTGCTCTTATCTGGGAAGCTCATTGGGATGATAATGGTGAGATCTGTGAAGATAAATTTGCTATGTCCCAGGAGACTAGTGACTATTATTTAAACGATGGTACAAGAGTAGATTATGACATTATGCGTGACGAGTTATTTGACAGACTTATACAGGCTAATGAGTATGATCACAGGAATGATAATTTTGATTCAGATGATAATATCAGTGCTGATGAGACAGATACAGAGCATTTACAGTATCAGATAGGAGATTATGTTGAGTATAATGCAATATATGCTTCATCAACATCAGAATCAGGACTTACACCATCACAGGGATTTAATAGTGGAACAATCAAAAGGGTTATTCCTTGGGCGGCCAATCCTTACTTAATCAATGATGGAACAGGTTGGGTCAACGATGGTTGTATTATATCAAGCGACAATTCGAATGTTGAAGGCTGTGATAATACAGATATAAAAGTTGGCGATAAAGTAAGAGTTATTCTTAATGTCGATTATGACACTGACCGAGCATTTAACCTTTACTATGATGAATATGATGTTATTCAGATTAATGGTGATCGAGCAGTAATTGGTATTGGCAATACAGTAACAAGTGCAATAGATGTACATAATATCGAAAGAATATAA